AATATATTTATTATATAGGTTGTAATAGATAGATAATAAAGTGTAACAAAGTGATGTCACTAAGAATACAATGGTGATATAAGATATATTATCTAAGGGGGATTATTATTATGAATATGAATATGAAGAAAAAATTAGGATTAGGATTAGGTGTTTTATTATTAACTGTAGGTTTTATCGGATGCAATAATAAAGTTAAAAAAGTAGAGGCAGAAAACTTAATAACTGTTTCAGGACAAAGTTTTAAATATGATATTGTAAATAAAAAAATTGTTAAAAATCATGTTATTGGAAGTGTAACAAATAATAGTTCTGAAGTTAGTAATACTTGTTTTAAAATAAATTACTGGAATATAGAAGATAAAAATGGAATGTGTTCAGGATATTATCAGGAAACTATAAGAGTAACTAGCATACAGCCGCATAAAACAGTTAATTATAATGTTACAGTAGATGGAATGGATTTAAGTAATAAGTATTATGAAGTAGTAAAGTAGGAGCTTATGTAAATAGGCTCTTTTTTTATGCTTAAAAATAAACTTGAACATAGATTAAGATAAGTATATAAGATTAAGGATGTCAGTAAAATGATATTCTTTTTTTATGTAATAGTGTAATTACACTTAGTGTATATGCACTATAATAAGTTGGTAACATAGGTTACATAAAATAGGATAAATTTAAATAATGTAAAGGTAATATACTTGACGGAAAGAGAGTGTGATTAATAATGTTAAGATATATGGAAAATAGATTACTTTATAAAGTAAGTGGTATAGATTTTAGTCAGAAAAGTCTTTGGAGTGATATACGTCAAATTAATAATTTTATAAAAATAAATACAACAGTCGGAGAAGTTTACATAAATACAAATCATATTATATCAATTGAAAATGGAGAATCGGAGAGTGATAAATAATGGATTTAAATAATTTAAAAGTAGAAATTAAGTTTGATGGTGAACGATTTATGGATGATTTATATCATGCATTATTAGATGAAATTGATACATTTTGTGAATGTAATTTAGAAAATTATATAGAAGCAAAAATCGAAATTGAAAGTAATGAAAAATATTTATTAGATAATGATTACTTTAGGATTGATGAAAGTTACGTTGTTAATTACTGGTATAAACTAAATAAACGATTAGGTTTAGATATGAGTAACCTATATGAAATGGTGGAAAGATACATGAAGAAACATCAATGGGCAAAAGAATATGGTGATAATAAGGTTATGTTTTATAGTGAAGGATATTTAATGAATGAACAAACAATCGAAGAATTAAAGGCACATGATAAATATGCTAAGGAAGTTATATATGGTAGATAATAATGAATGTATAGATGAACTATGTTACATAGATGAGATAGGGTTAGAGTAGTAGTAACATACTATTCTATTCTTTTTACTGTGTATATACACGGCATCTACACGATAACTATATGATGTAGATTAGTAATAGATAATAGTTGTTAGTTAGTTGTGTGTAGGTACACGATATAAGATAGTAGAACTATCAAAGATGAATGAAATGAATGAAGATATAAGTAAAGATATGACTACATTAAAAGAAAAGATGGCAGAGAAATAAGAGGTGACCAAAGATGTTGAGACCATTAAAGATATGTAAGAAGTGTAAGGCATTGACTAGGAACGCAGAGGGGTACTGTGATGACCACATAAAAAGTAAGGATGATACTACTAAGCAATATGATAAGAGTAGAGATGATAAGTATGTTAAGTTCTACAACTCAAGTGGGTGGAAGAAACTTCGAAGGTATATTTTATCAAGAGATAGTGGACTATGCAAGTGCTGCTTAGAGAAGGGTGAGGTAGTACTTGCAGATATAGTACATCACATCATAGAGACTAAGGTTGACTGGTCGATGAGGCTAGAAGCAAGTAACCTAATTAGTGTTTGTACTTCATGTCACAACAAGATACATAAGTCTAAGTGAGAATGAGGGTATGACTAGCCCCCGGGGTATAAAACATAAATACATGATGTTCCAAGACCGATGGGTAGAATCATTCACACAAATGTCCCTTTATCAAATATTTTAAATTAGGAGGTAGGAGCTATGGGAAGAAATGCAATTCCAATAGATTTATTAGTAGCAAATGGCAAGAAACATTTAACTAAAGCTGAAATTGAAATTAGAAAAGAATCAGAAGTTAAACTTGGAAATAGTAAATTAATGTGTCCGAGTTATATAAAAAATAATGTAATTGCTTATAAAAAATGGAAAGAAATAACTAAAATATATAAAGAAGTTGATTTTGTCTCTAGTGCAGATGCAGGATTATTAGCAAGATATTGTCAATCTCATAACCGTCATTGCACGCTTGCAAGGTACTTTACCTGCTCCTGAACTCGGGACACACTCTTTCAC